GAATGGTCTTTTAGAGTTCATGCCTATTGTTGGTGATGAGACATTAATGATAAAATTCCGCACGCCGACAGACGATAGATTAAGAACTTATATCTTTAGAGTTTATAAAGTGGATAATAAAGTAAAGGGTAACGACAGAACAGATAACTATGTTATTAAAGGCATTTCTCAAGAATCAATTAATGATCGTTTGATAACAGTAAAAAAATCTTATACAGACTTACCAGCTGATGCTATTGTAAAAAGTATCTATAATGAGTATCTAAAACCAAACGAAAAAGATTATATTATCGTAAAGAAAAAGAAACTTAATATCCAGACTACACATGACAATCATCATATGGTGTTTACCGATCAGTCTCCATTTAAAGCAATAAACACAATGTGTATGGAAGGGCAAGTTAAGAGTCAAGGCAAACTCACTGAATATGATTTTAAAAACAAAAAAATAAAAGAAGAAGAGTATATTGATAATAGTGAAGCATCAAACTTTGTTTTCTATGAGAGTTACGATGGTTGGAACTTTAAAACACTTGATAGTTTGCTTGTACAAGATCCAGTAGAAGATTATTATTTTACGAATGCAAAAGTAGAACAAACAAATAAAAATAAAACAATTAAAAAATATCAAATAATCAATAGCCTGGAATATAATAAACAGTTTGATACTCTTGAAAGTATGAGTGGAGGTCTATTCTTTAATACAGTAGAAACAATTGACCCTATAACAAAACGATTTACGGTTGATAACTTTACATACAATACAGATAAAGGTAAAATTTCCCACTTAGAAAAGAATAGGGATTTATTTTCAAAAGAATCTTTATTTGCAAAAGGCGGGCAATCTTCTCATAAATATTATATGCAATCTAATATTGGTGAAAATTATAATAAACAAACATATCTATCAAATGCTATTACTACAGACCCACAAATTCGTAACCCAAGAGAGATTCATAAATGGTTTAAATTTGACTTGGCATCAAGAGTACAGTTAAACAATATAGTATTTACGGTTGGTGTTCCTGGAAATACAGATATAGAAATTGGTCAGGTAGTTAATATTCATATACCACAGAACTCAGGTATTGAAGAATATAAAAAGAAACAAAATTTAATATATGGTAATAAGTTTTTTGTTACTGCTGTAAGGCATACTTTTAATAAACAAGACAACAGTTTTTTTACAATTTTTGAAGCAGTTAAAGATGTTTATGCAAAAAAAGTTATAGAAGAAACTGATGTTCCTATCATAGAAGAGGTTTCGTAATGAACAATTTAGGTGAACAGTTCGTTTGGTGGTATGGTGTTGTAGAAGATCGTTCTGATCCTCTGGAGCTTGGTCGTGTACGTGTGCGCTGTTATGGTTGGCATACAGATGATTTAGATGAGCTTCCAACAAGAGACCTTCCCTGGGCACAGCCTATTCAAGATATAACGTCTGCTGCAATCAGTGGTATTGGTAAAAGTGCAACTGGTATTATAGAAGGTTCATGGGTTGTTGGGTTCTTTGCTGATGGAAACGAAGCGCAGCGTCCTGTTGTTATGGGAACTATGGCTGGTATTCCAACTGAAATGGGAACTAAAGGATTCAATGATCCTGAAGGAATGTATCCAACACTAGATAGTTTATTTCAACCAGACACTCCACGCCTTGCTCGTAATGGTGTTAATGCTGAGTCTGATACATCACTTATTGCAAAAAGAAATAATAGACTTACCGATGTTCCAACAGCAACCGCTCCAGATATATCTACTTTAAAACCAGATAAACCTTACAGTGCTGATTATGCTATTGATGATGAAGGCAATAATACAGTTCCAACATGGAACGAACCAAATGCAAGATATGGTGGCGAAGGTGCTGTAGACCCTGAAGCAAATGGATCAACATATCCATATAATCATGTCTATCGTTCAGAGTCTGGTCATATATTTGAAGTTGATGATACTCCAGGCGTTGGTAGAATACATCAGTATCACAATGCTGGAACATTTGAAGAGATACAGCCAGATGGCACTCGTGTAACAAAGGTTGTTGGTAAAAACTATGAAGTTGTTATTAGCGATGAGAACATCTATATTCAAGGTACTCAGAACATTACTGTAAAAGGTAATGCTAAGTTGTATGTACAAGGTGATCACTATACAGAAGTTGATGGTAATCAGTATGTGACAGTTCGTGGTGATCGTGTAACAAAGATTCAAGGCAATGATCTGAAAGAAGTTATGTCAGATGAGTCCTCTCAAATAAACGGCAATAAAACAATGCGTGTCTCTGGTGATAGAAGAACAACTGTTGATGGCTTCTACAATGAAACTATTGGCAAAAGTAACATTGTGAAAATTAAAAAGAGTGAGGAGAAGACTGTATTTGTCAATAGCTCAACAATGGTCTCTGGGAATACATCATTCACTGCAGTTAATAATACAAACATTGGTAGTGGTGGTAATGTATCAATTGCTTCTGGTGGAAGATTTGATCTCAAATCAATAGGCGCTGCCACAATGTCATTCGTTTCTACATTCCGTAAAATTGTAACAGGTGTAGCAAGTTTAACGTATGTTGGAAACTACTTTACGAAGTATACTGCTGAAAGCCAGTTTGATCATAATGGCGATCATTGGTATCGAAAAGGTGCAGATAGACACGACAGACACGCTGCTGGTGTTGACTATGCATGTAGTGGTGATCCAGTTCGCTCTGGTGCAAATGACTGCGCTGACTTAACCCCACCAACAGCTCCTGGAGTTTAAGATATGATTCCTGACTTATCAAAATGTGGTTTAAGTTTAGATATATTAAACCTCGATGCTGCAAACAAAGCTATCGAAGATGCTATGAAGGAACTTTCTGGTGCTGTAGGTGGTATTGCAGGTAATATTGCTAACCTTCAATCCCAGCTTGAAGGCGAGATGAATAAAGCTCTGGCTCAATTAGAAAACCTTATTCCAGAGATACCAGACCTACCACCCAATCTTCAGTTAGAAATGGCAAAATTAATTGGTTTACTCAACGATCCATTAAAAGCATTAGATTTAGCCGCACAGCTTGATAAGATTAAAGAACTATTTGGTGATGCTCCTGGATTAGACTTAGATGCTTTGCTTGGTGATTTAAATGCATTGTTATCCTTCGACATATGCAAAGACATTCCTAATCTTGACGCAGAGCCAATATACGATGAGTTTGGTTTAGAAATTGGATATACATATGTCAAAAAAGGATTAGTACCAGACGCGCCAGTGATAAATGCTATTAAGTTACCACCACCTCCAACTCCTAAGACATTAGAAGAAGTTGCTTTGGCGGTAGAAGATGTAATGAGTAAAGCAAAACCAACCATTGCTGCTATTGCAAGTGATTTAAAAAGTGCCTTTGGCACTTTTGCTGCGCCTTCGTCGATAAAAATGCCAAAAATACCTACTATTGAATCTATCCCTGTCCCAGAGGTAATGGGTGGTATGCAAGTTAAATTTGTCGATGCTGCTTCACAACTATCAACAGTAGCAACTAGTATTGTTACTTCAGACGCAACAGGAAATCTTTTAAAATCTGTATCTGGGTTTTTACCAGAAGGATTTAAAACTATCGCTGAATTTGAAACATCATTCTTTGCTAAAAGAGATAAACTCATAACTGTAAAGACTAATCAAATTGAAGAAATTAAAAGACAGCAACGAGAAGTATCAGTACCTGCTTTTAACTCCATTGCTGGTCTTCCAAGCGAAGGCACTGGAGATATTCAAAAGGACGCTTTGGCTGCGCAGCAGGGTTTTAGTAATCTCAGCAAAGAGTTGGGAAGTTTGTTTTCTGCAAGTAGTATCAATTCTTCTGTATCAAAGTACACATCAAAATTGAATACAGACTTAGCTGCTGCACAAAAAGAACTAGAAACCGATCTTGCTGAGTTAAAAGCTATTAATGAAGCTCCGAAATCAAGTGATAATAGTAATCACCATTTAGCATTGTATAAAGATTTCTTGCCGAGATAACTTATAAATAATAAAAAGAAAGATGTCGACATATGCCCGAACTTAAAGAACCAGTATTTAAAGATATACCGTTGAGTTTTACAGCGCATCCAATCACTGGTAATGTGAAAGCATTGGTAAATCGTGATGCCGTAAAGCAGAGTGTAAAGAATATTGTTCTTACTAACTTCTACGAGCGACCATATAATGCAACGCTTGGAGGCGACATACTATCTCAATTATTTGAAAACATGGATACTATAACCGAGTATAACGTAGCAAAGAACATTCGTCAGGCATTAGATAACTATGAACCAAGAGCAATCATTGATGATATTAAAAGCGACTTCAATCAAGATGGCAATGCTGTCAATGTAACAATTATATTTCGAATCGAAAATGATGCAAATCCAATTTCCGTCAATGTATTGCTAGACAGGGTAAGATAAATGGCAGCAAATTCCGCAATTAGCGTAACGAGTCTTGACTTTGACGCTATAAAAACATCAATGAAGACGTACATATCTTCGAAGCCAGAGTTTACTGACTATAACTTTGAAGGCTCTACGATTAGTATGATACTCGATCTTCTCGCATACAACACATATCAAAATGCCTTTTATACAAGCATGATTGGTAACGAGATGTTCCTCGATTCTGCGCAGCTTCGTGACAGCGTGGCTTCAAGAGCAAAGATGCTTGACTATGTTCCTCGTTCTGCTCGTGGTGCAAGCGCAACACTCAATGTTGAAATTACACCAACAGGCGCACCAGTCTCTGTCACCATTGATAAAGGTTCAGAGTTCTCTGCTACGGTAGATGGTGAATCATATAAGTTTGTTACACCTCAAGCATATACATTGAGTTCGAATGATTTGTATACAGGTGATATTACAATCACTGAAGGTCGTCCAATAACACATCGATACACCGTGAGCACGACCTCACCTGTCCGCTACATCCTTCCTAATGAAAACGTAGATACAACATCAATTACTGTTGACATTCAAGAGTCAGCTGATAATCAAAGTTCTACGCGATACAATGTTGCTAGTGATATATCTCAAGTTCAAGCAAACAGCGCTGTATATTTCCTTCAAGAAGTTGAAGATAGTCAATATGAAATTTATTTTGGTGATAATGTAATTGGTAAGGCTCCGGTTGATAGTAATATAGTTATTGCTAACTATCGTGTCTGTAATGGTACAGTTGGTAATGATATCAATTCATTTACCAGCCCAT